TGCATGGAATAGAGACGGTCTTCATGATTACCTGCAAAAAAATGCGACGGGCGTAGTTCACGCAGGAAGTTGATTCCGGCGTCGAAGTCTTCCCGGATCGAGGCGGATCGATCAGTGGCGTTTGGATCCCGCATGGCTCCGGCCCGGAGAGCCGCAAGATCCACGGCATCGCCAAGGTGCATGGTGGTGTCGGGCTTCCACCGGCGCTTCATCTCAATCGCAGCCTTACAGGCGGCCGCGTTCGCCAGGTGCCCATGACTGCACGAAACGGCCAGCCAACGCTTCCATTTCCGTATCACTTTCATTTCTTATCCTCCGCCCCCGGCAACCCGTGCAAAACGGCCAGAATCTGCCGGCACGCCTCCCGGGACGTAGCAGCCGCCACGCTGTCGTCGGCTGCGCCTTGCAGGGCCATGTCGGCGATCACGCCAAGCTGCAATTTCAGGGTGTGCATGTAGGTGCAGAGATCAAGCACCTCGTCCCACGCGTCCTTCCATACCGGCCGCCGCCACAGGGCGCCGCCGTGCTCTAGCTGGCCCTTCACGTACTTGGCGGATACGTCGTTAGTCAGGTCGTTGATGATCGTCGCAAGGTGTTTCCTGTGCTCCGGCGACATGACCTCCGGCTTCATCGTGAGCTCCACGGGCGTTTTGATACCAGCCCCCTGCCCTTTGCTGCCTTTGGCTTTTCCACGACTTGTTCCACAGGACTATGTGGAATGTCACGCCACGTACCATATCGGCCATCTTGTAAGTGACCAGTTTCCCAGCTGATTGCGGTTAGGTTAAACGTCAATCCAACGTGCTCACCGAGGCGGAAGGCGGTTTCGTCGTTCCAGTTCGTGTCGAGCAGGTCGCCTTTTGCCGTTCGCATGGGGCACCAATCAAACGCCAGCCCATAATTATGGTAGGAGGTCCCCGGTTTTGCCTGGGTGATAATTTTGCCGGGGCGAGAACGCCCCTGGGCGAATAGCATCGCCTGCTCTTCCATCGTCCTGCGGCCGCAGTAAATCAGCGGTTGGATCCGGCTGTTCTGCATTTCCACCAGCCACCCGCGCACCCGCTTCTGGAAGTCCAGACCGAGCGTTTCAATACAGCGGAGCGTCCGAGCCGTTGCCTCCGCCAGACTGGTCATCGCCTCGCTCGCTCTCTTTCAGTTTCTGCCAAGCTGTCAGATAGCGCCTTGAGCGATTGCGCAAAGAGATCTCGGTAAGCCTGTGGACAGGGTTTGTTTGTTCGTTCGGCTTTGTCCCATGCGTAGATGAAATAGCTGACCGTATCCGGGCTTGGCGGCGGGCCGTCTTGCGTTTGCGAGACCGTCGCACAGCTTACCAGTCCGAGGCTAAGAATCAGCAGGAGGGCGTTTCGTCCACCACGCATCGATGTCCCTTTGTCTTTTCCGGCGCTCCAGTTCGATCGCTTCAAAGTTCCGCTGGGTCGGAGTTTTGCGGTTGAGGCAATAAAGGATGATCCCAATCAGGCCGCCCACCGCAGAGAAGATCGCGGTGAACATTTGGCCTTATTTGCGGGAGAATTTCTCGATGAAATTGACGATCTTTTGCAGGGTCGCTTCCGGCTCGTCCCCAGGGAACAAGGTTGCGACGGCGATTGCGGCCATCAGGAGGGCGGTCACCGCCCCTAGGATCTGGGTTCCGTGGTTTACGACGAAGGAGAGGGTTTCGTTCATGCCCTTCGGCTAGTGTCAAAGGCCGAATCGTCGCTTGATCAGTTCCCACGCCGTGCTCACCACGGCCCCGGAAACCAGCGCCACGAGCCAGAGCTTCGTTTTAATCGTGTGGGCGTCCCGCTCCATAGCGGTCAAGCGGCCGTGGTATTCCCCGAGGCTGGCCTGGGAGCGTTCCAAAAGGTCGAGGATGACGCTCTGGCGGGTTTCAATCCTGGCAACCGATTCCCGCACCACGGAAAGACGTTCAGATAGTTCGTTGGTTTGGTCGGTGCTCATTTCATTTTTGCCCCGGCGGTCGTGACGCGAAGGTAGAGCTCGCCGTTCCTGTCGACCGCCTCAATAAATCCCTCGTCGATCAAATACGAGAGGGCGTAGAGCTTGTCTTTATCTGGAATGGCGGACCAATCGATCTTCCGGGCCATAACTCAAAACGGCTTTTCCCCGCCTGCCCGTGCCGCGTCGCCCATTGTCGGCGTGTTGGTGTGTCTGGTGGGAACTTCAACCGCAATCGGAACGGGTGAACAGCCTGAAATTAAAGAGCATAAAACAATCGCTCTGATCATAAGATATTCCCCAGCGTCGTCATGAGGGTGGTGATGCGACTGTCCAAAAGTGCTAAGTCAAGATTGTCCCCCATTGAATAAAAAGACATCCTTGCATCGCAAAGATTTTGGTTACTGAACCCACCGGCAAAAACATAGATGTTTAAACTTACTTGTATTGTGGCAGAACTAGCAGACGCACTTGTATTTGTTTGGGCTGACCTTGCAACTACTGCTGTTGAACTGCTTCTTGCTCCGCCCTTAAAGCCGGTTGTTAATCCCTGCCCAGAAACATTCAGCGCGGTCGATGCTGTGGCTGACCTCCAAGAAAGCTGGTCAGCGGCATTTTTTGCCAAAAATAACCTTGAACCTAGTGAGGACTGATTCCCAATAAAAACTTTTGTTGTTGTTGACGATGCGGGGGCTGACGTTACATACGCCGACATATGGTTGCTATTCTGCTGAAAGAATGTGTTCGAAACATATGTTGTATTAAGATATTTTGTTGAGCCGTCCCCAAGCAATCCTGTTTTTCTATCATAATCTCCAGAAACAAAGTTTCCATTTGAAGGTGCATTCCCAACTAAAGGAACTAAAGCACCGCTTAATGTCCTAGCTCCGGCCATAATACAAGAAGATTTGATTGCAGCCCAAATCCCGTCAGCCTTACAACCGACTACAAACGTATTAATGGCCGCTTTTACAGGCGCTTCAAGTGCCTGCCCGTCGGCAGCCTCAACCGCGTTGAGATAAGCAAGCGCGTCACCGTCGTAAGTGTTCCTCAATGACATACTTCCAACGGCTGCAATTCTTGCGCTTTTAATGATCATATTTCAATAGATCCCATATTTTGCGTTTAAATATGACTCGACTTGAGATCGTTCTGCTGTTGTTAAAACCCGGCTAAAGACCACAATTTCAGCGACTTTGCCTTTAAAGATTTGCGCGCTTCCTGCATTTGTTTGCATCCCTATGAACGGGCCTTCCTCTGCCGCTATGTCTCCAGAATAAATATTTGAATTGTCTTCAGCAAACATGTCTCCGTTGCAGAATAGTTTCCAATTATTATTTTCAGAGTGTACTGAATATATGTTCCATGCATCTATGCCGGCAGGAAGACCAAGATCATCTTTTCTTGTGTCTGTGCAGAACGAATCATAAACAGAATTCGACAGGCCATACGGCCAGTGCGAACCGTCAGCGGCTGCCCCAAGGTTGCCAATCAAAGCGCCGTTCGGATCGCCACCAACGCCTTCTTCAGAAAAAACCACTGGGTCAACATAATTGACGACAAAAGCGGTCGAGCCTGAAGGACCGGCTGGATTCTGGCTTAGATAAAAGGATCGATTGTCCGACGTGTCGCTCAAAGTTATTGTCGGTTTTCCATTTAGATCTGATGAATTGAAAACAGGATAAACATCGTTTGGATATGCTGTGTTTCCATTTCCACTTTGATCAGCCCATTCCAGAACATTCGTTCCATCCAGATCCACGCCAGCGTCAGCCTTTAGCCATAAAGACAAACCTTGCAGCGGAATTGATGGCTGAGCTGATTGAGCTCTATGAAAAAAAGAACCGAGCTTCAGGCCGAGCCCGAGTTGCACGGCTTAGTTCCCCCGGGTGTAGGCGATGGCTTTGCCGGTGGCCAGTTGGAAGGCGGTGACGGCCGCAAACACGACGAACCCGGCCGGGAATGTCACGCCGGTGAGAGCGTCACCCGTGAGAGCGCTTTGGCTGACGGACGTGAAAGAGCCGTCGGCGATGAACTGAATGGCCTGAAAGTTGCCAGTGACGGCCGTGGTGCCTGTTGCCACCTTGCCGCCATATTCACCGACACTGAGGGACGTGTCCTGATTGATCTGAAGATCGTACGCCATATAGGGTCAGCAGTGTGTCAAAGCGGATTGCCGGTGGCGGTGTCGTATGTGCCGCCGTATGACCAGTACGACGCCGGAATTGCGGTCACGTTGATTGCTTCTGAAACGTATTCGTCGTCATCCTTCTTGAAAACACCGCAGGGCATTGTATAGCCCAATATCGTGTAGGTTGCTTCGTTAAATTCGCTGAGCTGCGTTCCGACAGATCGCTGATCCGGCCCCGCTGGGTCTGGAAATGAAACAGACCAGATCAGATCTGGATAAAATAAAGACGATTGATTCCAATAAAAAGAATATGGCCTTTGAAAAAAAGTTCCGTCACCTGTATCCGGCGAAAAATCCGTGTTTAGATTATTAGCAAGGCAGACAAGGTGCGCTTCCTCTGAAAGTGTGGATGTAAATGTTTGAGAGAAGTCATAAGAGTATGGGCCATAAACATATTCACCGCTGATCGTCCAGCTTTTGACTCGCCAGTAAATCTTCATGGCGTCCGATAATGAAAAATATCCGCCGTACGGCTCAACACATCCGGGAAAATATCCGCTGCCCTGCGCCGACAAAACCTTTCCCACAGGATCTCGCTCCCCTCGCCTTTCGGCCTAGTACCCTATGACGGTGATGCGGAAAGTCTGCGTGGATTGATTCTTGCCTGCGCCGGTTGCGTTCACCGCGTCCACATGAACCTGATCTGTTGCGACTACGTGCCCAAAGAACGTCAGCCCTTCTGATACGGCGCTTGGAATTCCAAGCAGAACAATGTCGTTGAGAGATGCTCCTGTGACTGCGACGGTGATCGACGTGGATGAATTGCTTCCGACGCTGCCAAACGCCAGTGATGCGGTCGTCGTGAGTGTCTTAGGCGACAGAGGGAACACGCCGTAAGTCGTGGAACCGCCTGAAAGCAGGCCACGGATGACCAAGCTGGTGACCACGTTCGGGCCGTAGGGCTGCGTGACCGGGGTGGATCCGTAGAACGCCAGTTTTGACGACGTGCTGACGCCGAACTTCGTCCCGGTAGCGGTGCCCAGCCCAAGGTTGTATCCGTCGGTGATGGTGACGGCGGTGCCGGATAGATCCAATACGGTGGCGCCTGTCCCGATCGTATTGTTTTGCCAATCTAGGAACACTGATCCGCCCGAGTTGTACAGCTTGCGGTTGGTCGCATCGACGTTCGTGTTGCTGTCTTCGACGAATAGTGCGTCGCATTCTGCCTTGGTGTAGTAGCCGGCGGCGGCAGCCGGGACGGCGGATCCTGTGGTGATGACGTCTTTGCGAATCGTGATGTCGCCTTGGTAGATCGTTTTGGGCGTGCCGGACTGCGTCAGCTCGATCTCAAGTTTCGGCGTGATTGTGCTTGTTCCTGCTTCAGCGTAAAGCTCATCCAGTTCACTCGTGGCCATCGTCACTGTGGTCTGGAAAAACTTTCCAAACACTACGGCAGACGCATCCAACGAAAGGACAGTCGTGACGTTCTGCTGTCCTAGATCCCGGACAAAGCTGATCGTGTAGTCGCCCTGATTATTGCCAGCCTGCACGCTGATGTTCCCAGATCCGATGCCAGTGACGGCCGAAAGCGCTTCCGAGAAACTGGCCGCGGTGGCTCCGATGGCGATCCCGGTCGTGCTGTTTGCGCCGTAGTTTAGAACGATGTTTCCACCCTCTGCATCCGGGCCAACGCTAAGCCGCCAGGTCTGATTCGTCCCAGTTGTCCCGGAGGATCCGACCTGAAGCTGCGTTAAGCTGACCACTCCAGCCGTGCTTGCCGCGGTGAACGTATCGCTGTACACGGCAGGATTGCGGGAAAGTTGAATGATCTGCTGGGCGTTGACGGAAACGGCTGGATAGCGCCGGGTGTTGATCAGCACGGAGCTTGTCGGGAATAGCGTGAAAGACGATCCGCCAAAGGACAGCGCCGTATTGGCGGTGACGGCCGTGATCACCCACGCTCCGTTCGTCACGGATCCATACGTCGTTACGGTGCAGTTGCCGGCGATCGCCGAGATGGCAGTGGCGACTTGAGCAGTCGTCGCATTGAAAGAGATCGCCGTCGAAGTGCCGGTGCTGGTGGTGAGCTTAAACTGGCCGTCGGTCGGCTTCCCGTCCAGATAACCGATGCCGAGCTTTAGGCTGGCGCCCGTGGTATCAATATCACGCAACAGGCCGGAGCTGTCCCGGGCCTGCAAGCGGACGCGGAGTGTG